GAGTGTGAGATGGGTATTACAAAAGCTGCACGTATGCGTAAACAAATGAAGCGAGCTGAAAAGGTTCGTATGATTGCAGAGGGCAACGAGTTAGCTGAATCTAACATTAACTTATTTAAGAAACTATAATTGCGTAGTGTTTGATGAATAGACTTTGTCTAAAGAGAAGAGGGGTAGTGCCCTCTTTTTTTTGTTTATGTGTTATTCTAATGTTGACTTAGTGTTGACTTAGTGTTGACTTTAAATAGCTAACTAACTGATAATCAATACTAATGTTATAAATGTTATAAAAAAAACCAAAACGTCAAAAATTTTTACACGATTAATTATAATAAAATATATATATATATAGGAGCAGCCGTATATAACATATATATGTATTGAAATTATTTACTATATTTGCATTAAATTAAATACACTTAAAATATGAATCAAGGATATTCTCCCAAGGAGCTACGCTTCGGTGAGGACGGCAGAGAGAAGTTAATCTCTGGAATCACCAAATTATCAAACGCAGTTAAGAGTACACTCGGCCCACAGGGCAACACAGTACTTATAGAATCACAGGAACATATTGGAGGCATTACTGTTACGAAAGACGGAGTTACAGTAGCTAAATCTATTAACCTCATCGACCCAGTCGAGAACCTTGCGGTTCGTATGATGAAAGAGGCTGCCGACAAGACGGCCACTACAGCTGGAGACGGAACGACCACTGCGATAGTATTGACAGAGGCGTTAGTAAAGAAAGGTACAGAGTTGATTACTGAAGATGTTAATCGAACAGATGTATTACGTCACATGCATGAGCTTACGAAAGAGGTGATTGAGGATTTAAAATCAGACTCCAAGAAATTATCTTTGCGAAAGATGAAAGATGTTGCGATTATTTCAGCCAACAACGACAAGGAGTTGGGCACTACGATTGCTAACGTATATAAGGAGGTTGGTAAAGATGGTGTTGTCACTGTAGAGAAATCACAAACCAGCGAGACGTATTATGAAACCACTAAGGGTATAAAGGTAGACAGGGGATATTCATCTCCATTGTTTATCAATGACCAGAAGAAAGATGAGTGTATATTAGAAGATGTGCATATCCTGGTGTCTGATGCTGAGATAAGCAACATACTTCAGATTGAGGGTGTGTTAAAGCCAATCATACAACAAAACAAAAAACTACTTATCATTGCGCCTACATCGGTTAATGTAATAAATACATTGGCGGCCAATGTGATGAAAAACAATTTAAAGATATGTAATATTGCACCACCGAACTTTGGGTACAAGCAACATGAGTTGATGCAGGATATTGCATATACAGTAGGAGCTACTTATTTTTCTGAAAAGACTGGGGATGACCTGAGCATTATAAGTGCTGATGACTTGGGCCATGCAGCCAAGGTGATAGTTGGACGTGGCTCAACAGTCATCCTTAAAGATGATTCTGTAAACCAAGACGCAGTTGACGGCAGAGTGGCAGAATTAAAAGGTGCGTATGATTTAGCAAAAACAAAAACGGAAAAAGATTTCATCATGTCCAGGATAGCTTCGCTTACTGGTGGCATCGGTGTTATATATGTAGGTGGGAACACAGACCTAGAACAAAAAGAGCTATATGACAGAGTGGACGATGCGGTATGTGCAGTACGTTCCGCACTAGAGGAGGGCATACTTCCTGGTGGTGGCATGGCTCTGTATGGGTTGGCCTATGAAATATGTGAGCCTTGCTCACCCACAGCCAATGAAAAGATTGCTGCTAACATAATGAAGTATGCATTACAAGCACCAGCAAGACAGATTATAAATAATGCAGGAAAAGACTTTGACGAAATTTATCCACGACCTCCGCATGTCGGTGAGGGTTATGATTTAAAAAATTCCCAATATGGTAACTTAATAAAGATGGGGGTTATTGACCCAGTTAAAGTAACAAGAACAGCTTTACAAAATGCTGTTTCAGTAGCAACAACGATACTATCAACTAATGCCATTGTAACTATGGCACGCTCATACGAAACTAAATAGATATGAAATGTCCTAATTGTAATTCAAATTTAATCTGGGGAGGTGACCATAGCTATGAAGACTATGGAGTTGATGGAGATGGAATAGTAGGTAATTACACTTGTAGTAACAATAAGTGTGATGTAGAAGATGTTTATATATATACAAGACTATGAAGTTAATAGGAAAAAATATTTTAATTGAAGTAATTAATGAAGAGGTTAAAACCTCATCAGGATTATTGTTATCTTCTGAAGACACGTCTCAGTTCAGATACAGCAAAGGTAAGGTGATTGAGCCAGGAACTAATGTTGAGGTCATAAACAAAGGCGATGTTATCTACTATGACAAGCGTCAAGGATACACAATGCTTATAGAAAACGAAAAGTTTACTGTAATTCAGGAAAGAGATGTAGTTGTAGTATTATAAATACTGTGGATTAAGAAAATGTGATGTATAGTCTAAAAATAATTCTTCTCCTGCTTCTATGTCTTGTAGGGCCTTTACTAATAAATCATTTGATTGATTATATAGAAAAGCTATATTCGGATTGGCTGAATGATTAGTGTATCTACCTAGATACGTTTTGTAGGTATTATCAATCGAGGCCATTCCAATAAAAGCATTTTTTAAAATTTTACGTTTAGCAAACATTCCATAGCCATGTATGTTTGATTTTCTACGCTCCGCAAGATATGATTTAACATCTATGACAGGTCCAGTGTCTGATAGCGCATCTAATTCTTCTAGAGTTAGATTTAGTTTGTCAAGAACATATTGAATATCAAAGTTCTTTTTTTGCATCACGAATCTCTTTGTTAATTTGAATTATAAAATTTCGATACACCTTGTCGGTGTATGACACGTTCTTGGCGAACATGGGGTTAAATGATGTACTGGTAGGAATCTCTTTACCCTCTAGTTTTTTATATATTCCACTTATAACTCTTTCAGTTTTGTATGATAACTGATATATTCCTTTTCTATTTCTAGTCCCTTTTCTAAATACTTCAATCCATCCATCTCTAAGTAGTCTATCAAATCTATTAACGTCCCACGATAGTAGTTCATCAAACTCACTGAACTTATCTTTAGAGAAGTAATCTTCAGAATAAAGAAAGAGCAGCATGTCTAAATCGGCTTGTGATAATCCGTACTTAGCTTTTATAAAATATCTAATAACCCTCCAATATTTCAGGTAGTCAGACCCTCGAATAGACATAAATTAAATTTTGTAACTTTGCAACAAAGATAATAAATTATGTCAGACAAAACTAAACCTAAAGAAGAAGACAAATCTAAAGATGATAATAACAACATCAACTTTAGAAATGCAGCAATACAAAAAATTAAGAGCTTACAAGCATCCCTTGATAAAGAAAAGAAGAAATCAAAATCTTCTAATTCAAGCGGAACAACTGTTGCTGCTACTAAGCTTAGAGGCATGAGGAGTTTTGGTGAACATAGAAGAGCAAGTAAAAACGCATAATGGGAACAGCTATAGGTAATGGAAATGGCATACCATTTCAAGACAAAAGAAACGAAGACATACCAGATATATGTTTTATAATTACAGAGCTCGATGAGTTCTGCGAACAAGAGTTAGTTATTGGAGACAGCAGAATGTTTCCTGAATTGTGCGTAGCACCTTAAAAATAAAATAATTTAAAATGGCAAATAAAAAATTTTCACAATTTGAAATAAAAACAGACCCTAGTCAAGTTGATTACCTAGTGGGGTACACAGGTCTAGAGAATATACAAATATCTCCAGACGATTTACTTCCAGAAATAGTTCCTCCAAAGTCTATTGTAACAGGAACATTTCATAATGTATTTGGTGGTGACCCTGGAATTTTTGGGGACACTTTAGAATTTGGGATTCAAGCTCTTCCATTAAGCGACCATTCATCAGTACTTGCAATTCCTTTTAATTGTAAGATTGTAGGTGCATCTATAAAGTGGATTTCTGCAGACTCGGCTGTTATATCAGCTGGAAATAGTTGGCAGGTAAAACTCTACAAGATGAATAATAATTCAGGGAAGACAACTGATTCAGCTAATTATGATTTTGTTGGAGATTTTACAGGATTAGTATTTGATGGTTCAGATAATGGGGGTTATCCTTTTAAAACAAGCACAACTGAATTTACTTTGTCTGCAGGTGACATTATAAATGTATCTGGAGTTGAAATAGGTTCAATATTATCTAGTGACGCTGAAGTTGAAATGTCAATCGCAATACAAACAATATAATGGCAGAAATGAAAAAATCTTGTATAGAAGAACTATACCCAGGGAAAAAGAGAAGTGAGCTAGGCTCAATGGAAAAAGAAAGGTTGAAAGCTTGTAAGCAACAACGCATTAGAGACCTTAGAGATAAAATTAAAGGCAAAGTAAAAAAAGTTGCCAGTGATGTTGGTGATGCCGCTAAAACAGTTAAAGAGGTTGCTACAGGAGAAAAGAAAATAACTATTACTGATGGCAAAAAAAGCAACTAAAAGAAAAGGTAATAAGATTTGCGCAGCAGGAATAGCTTGGGCAAAAAGAACCTTTGATAAATATCCGTCTGCGTATGCGAATATGGCTGCAAGTAAATATTGTAAAGACCCTAATTACGCTAAGGGTGCTAAAAAGAAATAATTATGTACGGAAAAAAAACTAAAGCAAAAGCTAAGCCTAAGTCAAAGACAAGCTATAAAAAGAAAAAGAAATGAGTAAGCTAGGAAAAGATAGAAATGGAAAGGGGTACGTTGTTGTTACGGCTTCGGATGGAAAAAAATACAAACTAGACAAAAGAAGTGACGAATATAAAAGATACATTTTGCCAAAACAAAAACGCAAAAGTACCACAAAAATACCAACTGTTGGCATAAAAGATGGATTGTATACAGGCGTTTCTTCTACAGGTGACACTCAAATGTAAAAAATAATGGGCGAACTTAAAAAATGGCGAGACGAGAAATGGGTTAGAATAGGAACTGATGGTAAGATAAAAGGACCATGCGGAACTTCTAAGGATAAAAAGAATCCAGACCGATGTTTGCCATTGGCTAAAGCTCGTAGTTTATCAAAAAGACAATTAGCCGCAACAGCTAGAAAGAAAAAGCAGGCTGGGAAGAAAGGAAAACAATTTGTTGCTAATACATCAGCGGCAAGAGTAAGAAACGCATAGCATGGCAGAACTTAGTGAAGATACAAAGTTTAACGTAAATGTTAAAACCATAATTGCTATTTGCACAGGATTATTGTCGATAGCAGCGGTTTATTTTACGTTGATTGCTGAAATTCAACAGATGAATATAAATCTGATGAGAATGGAATCTGAGCTTGAAATGAACTCTGAGTTTAGAGTAAAGTGGCCAAGAGGTGAACTAGGCTCTTTACCTGATGATGCGGAGCAAAACATGAGATTAATATATTTAGAGAAATATCAAGAAAAAGTTGTCAGCGATGTTGATGCGCTTAAATTAAAAGTAAAAGAGCTAGAGGCTTGTGTAAACGAATAATATGGCAGATAAAAGTAAAATGGCTTGTAACAAACCTCGTCCATCAGATAGGGCAGGGAAAAAGCGTATGGTAAAAGCATGTGAGGGTGGAAAAGAAAAGCTAATTCACTTTGGCGCAAAAGGTTATGGACACAATTATTCGGCAGCCGCTAGGAAAAGTTTTAAAGCACGCCACAAGTGCAGTACAGCTACATCAAAGCTAACTGCACGCTATTGGGCATGTAAAAATTTATGGGCTGGGAAAGGCGGTTCAACAAAGTCTTCCCCAAAAACTCGTAAAGGAAAATATTAGTATCTTTGTACCAGACACAAAAACATAAAAATGAAACAAGGATATAATTCAAGACTCGATGAGTCATTAGGAGCAAAGCATGGTAAGAAGCCTCAGTCTTTAAAAAGCAGACGTGACGAATCAAAGGCAATGTCTAAAAAAGATTATGGCCACGCTTATGGTGGTGACCATAGTATGAGCTACGAGCACAAGTGTATTAAGGACGGAAAGGTTCACGCTCATTTAGCAGCTACAATTAAAAAATAATTATGGGAAAAGCTTTTGTAAAACTAGGATTGTGGATTCAATCCGTTTGGTGTAAGTTTCAGTGCACATGGAATTCATGGATGCAAGCAATTAGTTTTAAAGATATTGAAAAGTGTCCAAATAAATTATGTACTTGTAAGAAATGAAATCAAGAGGCTTAGGAGATACAATAGAAAAAGTAACAACAGTCACTGGAATAAAAAAAGTGGTTGATACTGTAAGCAAGGTAACAGGGAAACCTTGTGGCTGCAAAGAGCGCAGAGACAGTTTGAATAGAAAATTCCCTTATACCAAATAGAAAATGGCATATACAAAATTAACAGCTAATAGAGCGGCAGTAGTAACTCCCAGCGATACAGATTTGATACCAAACGTATCGAATCCTGATGGGATAAATAATGGTTGTGCTTTATACATAGGTTTACCAGGAAACGTAAGAGTTCAAACCGCAGGCGGTGACGATGTAATATTTGTTGGATGTTATGCAGGACAGTTTTTCCCTGTAAACGTAGTTCAAGTTTATAATACAGGAACAACTGCAGGAGAAATAGTAGCCCTATGGTAGGATATGTTCAAAACAATAGCGCACTTTTAGAATTAGAAGTAGAGTATACAATTGTCAAAGAGTAATGAATTTGCAAGATTTGAAAATATACGCATTTAATTTTGTTAGCTTAGCTATTTCAATGACTCATGTAGAGATGGTATTAAAATTAATTCTATTAGTGGCTTCTATAGTTTATACAGCGCAACGAATATGGATTAATTATAATGAAAAGAAAAATAAATAAGATTATTATTCATTGCTCAGCCACGCCTCCAGACATGGATGTGGATGCTGATAAAGTAGATGAATGGCATAAACAAAGAGGGTGGTCAGGTATTGGCTACCATTTTTTTATAAAGAGAGATGGTCAAATACAAATTGGAAGACCATTAGAACAATCAGGAGCTCATACTAAAGGATACAATAAAAATTCAATTGGCATTTGTTATGCTGGTGGGGTTGACAAAGATATGTGTCCAGAGGACAATAGAACAAGTGCTCAAATAGCAAGCTTTCTTTTATTATTAAGATTACTAAAAAACATATTCCCTGAAGCCTCTATACATGGGCATAGGGATTTTTCAACCAAAGCTTGTCCAAGCTTTGATGCGTCTAATGAATATAAAGGATTATGAAGAAAATTATACAATGGTTAACAGGTGGCGTTATAAAACAAGTCGGAAGTGTTATTGATGACTTAGTAACAACAGATGAAGAAAGACTAGCTGCCAAACAAAAGATTCAAGAAATATTAGAACAAGCTGACAAAGAAGCACAACAACAAGTAACTGAGCGTTGGAAGTACGACATGCAATCAGATAGTTGGCTATCTAAAAATATAAGACCTATGGTTCTGATATATCTTACAATTATATTTACAGCATTATGTTTTACTGATGGTAATATTGGTGAATTTAAAATAACTGAAGCCTATATTCCAATTTTTCAAACCCTGTTAGTAACTGTATATGGCGCATATTTTGTGGGTCGCAGCTGGGAGAAGAGCAGAAAAAACAATCAAGAATAAAATTCATATCTTTGTAGAATAAATTAAATTTAAAATTATGTCAAAACAATTAACATCAGAAGAATTAAGTAAATTACAAGATTTAAATAATTCTTTTACGCAAGCTAAAATTTCACTAGGAGACTTAGAGCTTCAAAAAGAAAACATTATCGGCAACATAAAACAAATTAAAAGTAAGTTTGTCGAACTAGAAAAAGAACTAATAAAAACTTATGGTGAAGAATCAGTAATTAATTTACAAACTGGAGAGGTCACCGAGAAAAAAGAATAGAACATGGCTAAAATTAGTAATACTTTATCATACCCTAATCAGTTACCAATTGAGTCTGGGGATTATTTAATTGGAACTGCTGCAAATTCAACACCAATTGAAAAGCAGACAAAAACTTTTACGTTAGGGGATATTGCTAATTTTATTATAGATGAAGCTTTTGATGGCTGTTCTTACAGAATCCCTATATTTACCGCCAGTTCTGCTGGCCAGGAATCTTTTAAGCTGGTTAATTCTTTGTTTTACCAAGATGTTGCTACCACTAATGCAAAAGATGCATGTCAAGCTCCAAGCGGTACAATAGTTTATTTAGATAACGGAAGCGGTGTTGGTAGCTTAAGTATAGCTCAAAACCTAACAGTAGGTTTAGATAGTAGTTTACTAGGAAACTTAACAGTTACAGGAATTACAACTTTAGGAGGAGATATAAAACTTTTAGGGCCTGTATATGATGCTAACAACCAAGTAGGAAATAATGAACAAGTTTTAGTTTCAGATGCATCAGGAAATGTTACTTGGCAAAATTACCAAGGCTCAGGACTTGAGTTTCAAGGAACATGGGATGCAGATACAAACACTCCTGACCTACAAGCCATATCTCTTATTCCTGGAAATACAGGAAAGTATTGGGTTGTATCTGTTGCAGGAACAACAGATTTAAGTGGGATTACTGACTGGGAGCCTCAAGATTGGGCAATTATTTCAGAAGATGATGCAGGAAATGTATTTTGGGCTAAGATAGATAACAGCCCTGTTATTACAGGTTCAGGAACAATAAACACCTTACCTCTTTGGGTAGGAACTCAGATATTGGGAGACTCTTTAGTTACTCAAGATGCTGACCCAATAACCAATCCTTTGGTTACTGTTAATGGAAACATTATAATTGGAAGCAATCAACTATCTTTAACAAGCATAAAGTCTAATGATAACTTTGAGCCTGCAGCAGGTGAAACTACAGCTAGTCAAATTACATTAAACGGACAAAATAATAGTTTAGCAGCAGGGTACTTTTTATCTACTTGGAAAGGGGATACAACTACTGTTGATAGTTTAACAGGCAGAAAATTAATTCAAGACATGCCAAATGGCATATTTAATTTTGACGCTAGAATTGACCCTTTAACTGCAACCAATACAGGTGGAACTTATGCAAAACTGTTTCAGCTTACCGAGGGATATGCGAATCACAAATTTTCTATTACCCAAGACGGAGGAGATACCGCTCAAGGAAACAGAGGCCCATCTTTTAATTTAGGTGGAGTGGCATACGCTAACGGAACAAATGCCGTTGCTATGGGTGCTGCAACAACAGCATTTGGAAATGGCTCTTTGGCAGCAAACTTCTTAACCTTGGCGAGTGGAGGAGGTGCATCAGCCTTTGGACTTTCAACTGAAGCTTCGGCTTTAGCATCAGCTGCTTTTGGAAATAAGACATTAGCTTCTGGAGCTTACTCAATATCAAGCGGTCAAGACTCAATAGCATCAGGACAATCATCTGTGGCTATTGGTGAAAAAGGAGAGGCCTCAGGAAAGAATACATTTGTATCTGGATTTGGTGGAACAGCAACCGCAAACAACGCTGTAAAATTTGGATTCGATGGAACAGCAAGCGCACCAAACTCTGTAGCTTTAGGATTTCAATCTACAGCAGGAGCAGATGGTTCGGTGGCAGCAGGATATCAAAACACAATATCTCCAGGAGGAGATTACTCATTTGCTTCAGGTAAAACCAATACTATTTCAGGTGTTCATAGCGCAGTATTTGGTAATAATAATACTATTGACAGAACAAATTCATTAGCTTTTGGTAATAACAATACTGTAACTGGAAATTCTTCAATAGTTGGAGGAGGGGGTAACACTATTTACACAGGATTAAACTCTGCAATTTTTGGAACTTCCAACCAGATAAATGCTACTACATCTTTTGTTGCAGGTGAAAATAACGCAGTAAACGCAGGAGCAGACCATTCTGCTTTGTTTGGTGAAAACAATATTGCAACAGGAGGAGAAAGAGCTTTTGCTACAGGAATAGGCAACCAAGTTCTAGATAAAAACACTTTTGCTACAGGCGCAAACCATGAGGTTTTAGCCGAGAATGCATTTGCAGCAGGCTCTTCAAATATTTCCACAGCGGCTCAATCAGCTGCCTTTGGATTTTCAACTGAAGCTAGAGGAAACAACTCATTTACTTTTGGAGAAAACTCTATAGCCTCTGGAATAAATTCATTTGCAGGAGGAAAACTTACAAACGCAAGCGCAGAAAGAGCTGTAGCACTTGGAAATCAAACTACAAGTTCAGGACCAAATGCATTCTCCATAGGGGTTAGCAGTTCCTCTACTGCAGCTAATTCGGCATCATTCGGACAAAGCAATACCGCAAGTGGATTGCAATCATTCGCTACAGGGAATAACAACACAGTTAGCGGAAATAATGCATCTGCTTTTGGGCAAAATCATACTGTTTCAGGAAATCAAGGATTTACTGCAGGAGGCCTTAATCAAATTATTGGAACAACAGGAATTGCTTTAGGAGCAGGCAATAATATTAATTCTGCCGCATCAATTGCAATAGGGACAGGAATTACTGTTAGTAATGCTAATGGGATTGGAATAGGAAAAGATATTACATTAAATGATTCGAGTCCTACATTTGCTTTTGGATGGCAGCTATCTGATACAACTTCCGTACAAGGTCAGGTTGTAATAGGACAGTACAACGCACCATCTCTTGCTAAGGTAGTAATAGGTGCAGGAGGTGCTGTTACAGGATTAAATGCAATTGAAGCATATACAAGCCACATTTCTCTTGGAGCGTATGGTAACGGAACTGTTTTACCAGCAGACCCAACTTCTTATAATTTAAAGGTTGATGCAACAGGAAGAGTTTTTGAAGATACAGCATCAAGTTTTTATACTTATACAGCCTTGATATCTCAGACAGGAACTTCAGCTCCTACAGCAAGTGTTTTAGCTAATTCATTAGTAAATGCAGGAGTATTGACGTGGAGTAGAAACGCAGGTGGAGATTATTCATTAACATCAACTTCAACTCCATTTACTTCAGGTAAAACAATTGTTTTTGTAAATGGTGGTAGCGCAGAAAACAATCACGATATAGCGTGGAGAAGAGTAAATGATAACGAAATAAAAATACTAACACATAATAGTGACGATAAGTTAACCGATGGCTCATTAGAAATTAGAGTTTATCAATAAAAAAATAATATGGCAGCAATAATAACATGGACAATTTTAACAATGGAGTATGATACATCAACGTCTCCAGGTCAATTAATAGTTACATCTGCGATACAAGCAAATGATGGCATTGGATATGCTAGAAAAGTATATCAATCTAAATTGTCTGGAGTTGTAGGACCACCTCCTCTTACGCCATATAGCCAATTAACAGAAGCTCAAGTAATAGCTCTTGTGCAGGCTGATTTAGGGCCAACTGTAGTTGCTGATGGAGAAGCTTACGTTACAACATATTCAGCTATTAAGAAGCAACAAATAGAAGATATAGGCACAAACAGCGGATTGCCATGGCAGCCACCTGTTGACCCAGTAGGGTAAATAATAAATAATAAAATTTAATATAATGGATATAAGAAAAATATCTGTCGGTCCAGATTATAAGTCTGGAGCTATGCATTACTTAGTAGGTCAAGAAGTTCTAAACGGAACACACAGGATTCATTTAATTAAATATGATTCTCAATTGCAATCCTACAAAATATACATAGAAGAAGATGATGTTGTTATTCTTTGGAAAGAGTTTAGTTCGACTATGCCTGTATCCATTGAATACAATATAAACTTTTGAAATCACCAACTGACTTTATAGTAACACCTAGAGAAAACAAAAGATATTCCAACACAAAAAATATTGGTGGGATAGATTTTCTTGTTAGCTCATCTGAAGAAGATGCTAGATACTCAAACAGGTATGCTGAAGTAAAAGCACTGCCTATAAACTATTGTGGACCTATAAAGGTAGGTGACACTCTTCTTGTTCATCACAATGTTTTTAAATTCTACAATGATATTAAAGGGCGAAGAAAAAGCGGAAAAAGTTTTCTGAAAGACAACTTGTTTTTAGTCGATAACGAACAGTTCTTTATGTACCATAATGGTACAGATTGGTGTGCGCATGACAGATATTGTTATGTTAAACCAATAAAAACAAAAGAATCTATTATATTTAAGAACACTAAGGAAGAGCCATTGGTTGGGATAATTAAATACCCTAATGAAAACTTAATTAAGCAAGGCGTTAATAAGGGAGACTTAATATCTTTTAAGCCTGATAGTGAATATGAGTTTGAGGTAGATGGAGAAAAATTATATAGAATGTTTGACCATCAAATAACAATGATATTATGAAATCAAACAAGGAAATTAAATTAGAAATTATTGATGCAGCCAGAAGAGCTGTTCACCAGTTAATTAAAGTTGCTAAAGAGGATATTATAAAACCAGACCCTCAAGATGATTTGGCTGCAGATAGACTTAAGAATGCAGCAGCCACCAAGAAGCTTGCGATATTTGATGCATTTGAAATACTAAGTAGAATAGAGGCAGAGAAAGAAGCTTTGTCTATGGCAGAAAGTAATAACAAAGTAGATACAAAACAAGGGTTTGCAGAACGTAGGTCAAAATAACAATATGTATAAAGTGGTACAAGATTACGTACCTAAATCTGTACTTACCAACAAGAACAAAAATAAGAGTTGGGAGTATGGATACAACAAGAAATATGACTTTGTCTGTATATCTAGAAGTGGTGAGCTTGGAGACATTATAAACATACAAGGTCTGATTATTGGTCTACCAAAACAACCGAGAAAAATACATTCACGTTCAAACAAAAAATCTGAACAATACTGGGAAAGAATAGATATTCCAAAACCTCTTAGTAAAATTCAATCTATATTTCAATGGAATGAAATGCCTGGTGAGTTTAAAAACAGTTGGGTTGATTATATAGAGAATGAATTTGACAATAGAGAGTTAGGCTATTGGTTTATGAATAACGGAGTTCCCACATACATATCAGGAGCTCACTACATGTACTTGCAATGGACATCTATTGACGTGGGTTACCCAGATTATAGAGAAGCTAATAGAATATTTTATTTATTTTGGGAAGCGTGTAAAGCTGACAACAGAAGTTTTGGAATGACTTATTTAAAAATAAGACGTTCAGGATTTTCTTATATGGGCTCTTCAGAAAGTGTCAATACAGGAACACTTGCAAAAGATTCTAGAGTTGGAATACTATCTAAAACAGGAGCAGACGCTAAGAAAATGTTTACTGATAAAGTTGTTCCTATAGCAAACAGATTGCCGTTCTTCTTCAAGCCTATACAAGATGGCATGGATAAACCTAAAACGGAGTTAGCGTTTAGGATACCAGCATCTAAAATAACAAAAAAAAATATGTATGATTCTAACCAAGAAGAATTGTTAGGATTGGATACAACTATAGATTGGAAGAACACAGATGACAACTCTTATGATGGTGAGAAGTTATTATTGTTGGTACATGATGAAAGTGGTAAATGGATAAAACCAAATAATATTTTAAATAACTGGCGTGTAACAAAAACTTGTTTGCGTTTAGGTAGTAAGATTATAGGTAAATGCATGATGGGTTCTACCTCTAATGCACTTAGTAAGGGTGGGGATAACTTTAAAAAATTATATGAAGACTCTTCTTTGACTAAACGTAATTCAAATGGGCAAACTAAAAGTGGTTTATATAACTTGTTTATCCCAATGGAATGGAACATGGAGGGATTTATAGATAGATATGGATTACCTGTTTTTAGAAAACCTATAGAAAAAACTATTGGTGTTGATGGTGAGGTTATAGAAAATGGTGCAATAGATTACTGGGAAGCTGAAGTTGAAAGTTTAAAGAATGACCCTGATGCTTTGAACGAATTCTATAGACAGTTTCCTAGAACTGAGTCACATGCTTTCAGGGATGAAAGTAAACAATCTCTATTTAATTTAACAAAAATATATCAGCAGATTGATTATAACGATTCTGTTATAAAAGAACATTATTTAACAAGGGGTTCGTTTTCATGGAAAGACGGAATAAAAGATTCTAAAGTTATATGGACACCTAACAATCGTGGAAGATTCCTGGTGTCATGGACACCTAACAAAAATTTACAAAATAGAGTCATAACTAGGAGTGGTAAAAAAATGCCAGGGAATGAACATCTTGGTGCATTTGGTTGTGATAGTTATGATATATCTGGAACAGTAGGTGGAAGAGGCTCTAATGGTGCATTACATGGTTTGACAAAGTTTAACATGGACGAAGCTCCAAGCAATGAGTTTTTCTTAGAATATGTAGCAAGACCTCAAACCGCAGAAATATTTTTTGAAGAAGTGTTAATGGCTTGTGTCTTTTATGGAATGCCAATACTTGTCGAGAATAATAAACCTAGACTCTTGTATCATTTTAAAAACAGAGGGTATAGGGCTTTTAGCATGAACAGACCTGATAAAGTTTTTAATAAATTATCAAGAACAGAAAAAGAATTAGGAGGTATACCAAACTCCAGTGAGGATATAAAACAAGCTCATGCGGCTGCAATAGAATCATATATAGAAAAACACATTGGTTTAGACATGGAGGGTACATTTAGAGACCCTGACTTGATGGGTTCTATGCCATTCACCAGAACTCTAGAAGACTGGGCTAAGTTTGATATAAGCAACAGAACTAGATTTGATGCGTCTATTAGCAGTGGTTTAGCTATTATGGCTTGTCAAAAGCATCTTTATACACCTGAAAAGAAAAGCTCAAAAATTTCCATTAACTTTGCAAGGTATACCAATAAGGGATTAATAAGCGATTTAATTAGATAGATGAAAGAAGTTAAAATAGATATTTCATCTGTAGGATTCCCTAGTCAATTTGTGTCAGATGCAGAAAAAGCCACTGATGAGTTTGGCTTACAGATAGGGCAAGCAATACAGTATGAGTGGTTTAGAAAAGACGGCAATGGTTGTCGTTATTATAACCAGTGGCGAGATTTTCACAGATTACGTTTATACGCAAGAGGAGAACAATCTGTAGGAAAATACAAAAATGAACTAGCGGTAGACGGAGATTTATCTTATCTTAATTTAGACTGGACTCCTGTTCCCATACTCCCAAAGTTTGTTGACATTGTAGTTAATGGAATGTCAGACAGGCTTTTTAAAGTAAAAGCTTTTGCGCAAGATGCGCTGTCCCAAGGTAAAAGAAGTAAGTATCAAGATATGATTGAGGCTCAGATGGCTGCCAAAGACATACTCTTAGATATTAAAGACATGACAGGAGCAGACCCATTTACAATGGACCCTGATTCTCTTCCTGAAAATGACGAAGAACTTACACTGTACATGCAGCTTAATTATAAGCCAGCTATAGAAATAGCTGAAGAGGAAGCTATTGATACTATGTTTCAAGAAAATCATTATGCAGACACACGTAAGCGTATTGATTATGATTTAACAGTATTAGGTATTGGTGTAGCTAAACATGAGTTTTTACCAGGCTCTGGTGTAGAGGTTAAGTACGTTGACCCTGCTAATGTTGTGTATAGTTATACTGAAGACCCACATTTTAAAGATTGTTTTTATTGGGGTGAAATTAAAGTTGTTCCTATTACGGAGCTTTTAAAAATTGACCCAAAATTAACTAATGAAGATTTAGATAAAATATCTAAATACAGTCAAAGCTGGTACGATTACTACAACGTAGCACAATATTATCAGAACGATATTTTTTATAGAGACACAGTAACTTTAATGTACTTCAATTATAAAACCACTAAGAAGATGGTTTATAAGAAAAAAGTTACGGAGAGTGGAGCTATGAAGATGATTGAAAAAGATGACCAGTTCAACCCTCCACCAGAAATGATGGAAGAGGGTAGGTTTGAGAAAGTTTCAAAAACTATTGACGTTTGGTATGATGGAATAATGGTGATGGGTACTGATATTCTTTTGAAGTGGGAGCTCGCTAGTAACATGGTTCGCCCTCAGTCTTCTTCACAACATGCATTACCAAATTATGTAGCTGTAGCACCAAGAATGTATAAAGGAGTTATAGAATCATTAGTAAGAAGAATGATTCCTTTTGCTGATTTAATACAGATTACACATTTGAAATTACAACAAGTTATAGCTAGGACTGTACCTGATGGAGTATTTATAGATGCAGATGGATTAAATGAGGTTGACCTAGGAACAGGAGCTGCGTATAATCCTGAAGACGCATTAAGATTATATTTCCAAACAGGTTCTGTAATTGGCAGAAGCTATACTCAAGACGGAGACTTTAATCAGGCTAGAGTTCCTATACAGCAGCTTACATCTAATAGTGGTGCTAGTAAAACTCAGATGCTTATTACAAACTATAATCATTATCTAAACATGATTAGAACTGTAACAGGATTAAATGAAGCTAGAGATGGCTCAACTCCTGACCCTAACTCGTTAGTTGGATTACAGAAGCTTGCAGCGTTAAACTCTAACACAGCAACTAGACATATACTTCAAGGAGGCTTGTATATTTACAGAACACTAGCAGAAGCTATAACTTATAGAGTAGCGGATATATTAGAGTACTCTGACTTCAAGGAAGACTTCAAAAATAAAATAGGAAAGTATAACGTAAGTATACTTAACGACATATCTGATTTATATATTTATGACTTCGGTATCTTTATTGAGGTTTCACCTGATGAAGAAGAGAAAGCTCAGCTTGAGGCTAACATCCAAATGGCTTTATCTAAACAAGATATAAATCTGGAAGATGCTATTGATATAAGAGAAATAAAAAATATTAAACTTGCTAATCAATTACTTAAGGTAAAAAGAAAACAAAAGCAAGAGCGTGACGAGAAGAATGCTATGTTAAAGCAACAGATGCAAGCTGCTCAGCAATTAAAGTCTCAGCAAATGGCCGCACAAGCAGCCATGCAACAATCTCAAGCAGAGATGAATGCTAAGATGCAGATTAAACAAGCAGAGATAGCTTTTGAAATTGAAAAAATGAAAAACGAAGCTATGCTAAAAAGTCAATTGATGGCTGAAGAGTTTAATTATAACCTACAGTTAAGAGAAATGTCAGAAGAGGCTTTAGCTAAAAGAGAGGTTCAGAGAGAAACGGCTAAGGCAGGACGTATTAGCCAGCAGAACACAGAGCAGTCTAAGCTAATTAATCAAAGAAAAAACAATCTTCCTCCTCAAAACTTTGAGTCTAATGAAGATAGTTTGGATGGGTTTGATTTAGCAGAATTTGACCCAAGATAAACTAAATAAATTATAATTGTTTAATGTACTATATTTGTACTAAAATTTAATCTAATGGAAATAAAAGTAAAAGAAGTAGGTGTTGTTGAAGAAAAGTCAGCAGCTGAAGTAGAACAAACTCTAATTGAGAAAGCTGAACAGCAACAAGAAGAGCAAACACAACAACAAGTAGAAACTGAAGTTGTAGAGCAAACCGCAGTTCCTGAGGAAACACAAGGTGCTGAACTAAAAGAAGAAGACGTTCTTAGTTTTATTAAGAATAGATATGATAAGGACATATCATCGGTAGACCAATTGTTTGCAGAAAAAGAAAGCAATGATGAACTGCCAGAAGATGTGTCGGCTTATTTTGAATATAAAAAGAAAACTGGTCGTGGCATTGAAGATTATGTTAAATTAAACAGAGACTTTGATTCCTTAGATGAAGACCAAATTTTAACTGAGTATCTTTTAGCTACCGAAGAGGGTATTGATAAAGATGATGTTGAATTATTAATGGAAGAGTATTCCTATGATGAGGAACTTGATGATGAATCTGATGTTAAAAGAGCTAAGTTAAAAAAGAAAAAAGCAATTGTAAAAGCTAGAAAGTTTTTCAATGAACAAAAAGAAATGTATCGCCAGCCACTTGAGTCAAGTGTAACTGGTATTTCTGAGGACAATGAAGACTATAAAGCTTACAAGCAATACGTTGAAAATGCAAAGACTCAGTCAGAAGAGCAAGCTAGGAAAGTAGATTTCTTTAACAAAGAAACTGACAAGGTGCTTAATCAAGACTTTAAAGGTTTTAAGGTCAGTATTGATGACGCTAATTTGTTATACAATCCAGGTGGCTCTGTAGAAGAGATTAAGAAATCTCAATCAAGCGTTATTAATTTTATTAATAATCATTTGAATGAAGATGGATTAGTAAAAGATGCGGCTGAGTATCATAAAGCATTAGCAGCAGCAATGAACCCTGACAAGTTCGCAAGGTTTTTTTACGAACAAGGCAAGGCAGCGGCAACGGAAGATGTAACTAGAAAAATGAAAAACATTAACATGTCTACACGTTCCGCTCCAGAAGTTGTTTCTAAAGGAGGAACTCAGTTTCGTGCAATTAATCCAAGCGAGGGGAGAGGTTTAAAAATTAAGAGTATTAAAAGAAAAAATTAACAACATTTTAAAAATTAAAAAATGGCAGGACAATTATTAGGGCCAAATACTGTACCAGTAGGACCAGGATTTGCGCTACAGCCAGCACCACAGCAAGTGCCGTTGGCTACAAATTACATTACTGATTTCAACTTTTTGAATCAGTATTTACCAGACACTTATGAAAAAGAATTTGAGCGTTATGGTAATAGAACTATTTCTTCTTTCTTACGTTTAGTAGGAGCTGAGCTACCAAGTAACTCAGACCTAGTAAAGTGGGCAGAGCAAGGAAGACTACACACTAAATATACACAGTGTGGTACAGGAGCAGTAGTTGCAGGAGACAATGTAACATTTGATATTAACGATGCATTAGTGCCAGATAGAGCTGCAACAGGCTTAACAGCTGGAACTATCGCTATTCGTGTAGGTCAAACTGTTGTTGTTTCTAACAACGATGGTTCAGGAGAATTCAAAGGAATCGTAACTGCAGTAGGTGTTGCAGGTGGATTAAACGCTAACCAAATCACTGTAGCATTTTATGCAGCAGCTGGTTATACAGGTGGTACAGGAGCAGGTAATGCTGATGCAACTATCTTTATCTATGGTTCTGAATTCAAAAAAGGAACAGCAGGAATGCAAGGTTCTCTAGAGGCTGAAGATGAAATCTTCGACAACTCTCCAATCATCATCAAAGATAAGTATGCAGTATCAGGTTCTGATATGGCTCAAATCGGATGGATTGAAGTGACTACTGAAAACGGAGCTTCAGGATACTTATGGTACTTGAAGTCTGAGCACGAAACTCGTTTACGTTTTGATGACTACCTAGAAACAGCTATGATTGAAGCAGTACCAGCAGAAGCAGGTTCTGGAGCAATTGCTGCAGGTGGAGATGTAGGAAACAAAGGTTCTGAGGGTGTATTCCACGCAGTAGAAAACAGAGGAAATGTATGGGCAGGTGGTAACCCAACTGCACTAGCAGATTTCGATACTATCATTTCTCGTTTAGACAAGCAAGGTGCTATTGAAGAAAACGTACTTTTCTTGAACAGACAATTTGGATTTGACATTGATGACATGTTAGCTGAGCTTAATGGTTCTGCTCAAGCTGGTGGTGTTAATGGTACTTCTTATGGTCTATTTGACAATGACATGGAAATGGCATTGAATCTTGGATTCACTGGATTCCGTAGAGGATATGACTTCTACAAGTCTGACTGGAAATACCTAAACGACCCAACTATGCGTGGTGGTTTAACTGGAACAGGTGCTGTAAATGGTTTGTTAGTACCAGCTGGTTCAACTACTGTTTACGACCAAATCCTTGGAAAGAATGCTAAGCGTCCTTTCTTACATGTACGATACAGAGCTTCAGAAACTGAAGACAGAAAGTACAAGACTTGGATTACTGGTTCAGCTGGTGGTGCAATGACATCTGATTTAGATGCGATGGAAGTAAACTTCCTATCTGAAAGATGTGTGTGTACTATGGGTGCAAACAACTTTGTGATTTTCCAATCATAAACTAAATAATAAGGTAGGGGTCGCAACTTGCGACCTCAACCTTTTTTAATAATTAAATTATAATCAAATGAAAAAAAATGTATTGGTCAACAAGACCTATAAACTTACCAAAGATGCAGCACCACTTTCTTTTATGCTGCCAACTAGAAACTCAAGAAGATATCCATTAATGTACTTTGATGAAAGTACAGGGACTAATAGAGCTTTACGCTATGCAAGAAACCAAAAAAGCCCATTTGAAGATGAGCAGGATGGTAACGCTATTGTAGAGCCAATTGTTTTTGAAGATGGCTTTTTATCTGTTCCAAGAACAAATCCAACTCTTCAAGAGTTTTTACACTATCACCCAATGAACGGAAGTAAGTTTGTTGAGGTTAATACTGAGAAAGACGCTCAGACAGAAATGGAAGTTTTAAACAACAGAGTAGATGCTCTTATAGAAGCTAGACAACTTGATATAGACCAGGTAGAAGCTTTAGCTAGAGTGTTGTTTAATACAGACACATCTCGAACTACATCAGCAGAACTGAGAAGAGACATTCTTATATTTGCTGAGCAAGAGCCAGATATGTTTTTAAAATCTGTTAAAGACCCTGCATTAAAGCTTAACTCTAAAATAAAAGAGTTCTTTAATAATAATGTACTGGTATTTAAGAATAATAAAAAAGATGTATACTTCAATACTGAAAAAAACAAAAAGAGAATGCTTAATCTTCCCTTTGGAGAAGACCCTTACTATGTAATTGCAAGCTATCTACAATCTGATGAGGGTATTGAAGTGTTAAAGTTTCTTGAAAAAAACTTGGATTATAAAAAATAATTTATATTTTTGCAAAGAACATTCATAATAATAAATGGAGCTGATTACTCCAATTGACCAAGAAGAGGCTGCAGAAATGCAACCTCTTTTTTTTTGCTTATCTTTGTAGTAAATAAATTAACAGATGAGCATAATAAATTCAGTACGAGAAACTGTACTGTCGGTTCTTAATAAAAACAACTATGGATATATAACTCCTAGTGATTTTAATTTATATGCCAAGCAAGCACAGCTAGATATTTTTGAGGATTATTTCTATCAATATAATTATCAAATAACTAAAGAGAATGCTAGGCAATCAGGGGTTGGATTGGCAGATATAAAACAAACTTATGAGGATGCTATAGAAATATTTTCAGAGCAAAAACCTCTTGCGCCAGTATATCTTAACGGAGCTAATGAGGTAATCATTTCACCCTCTGCCACTTCTACGTACAGTGTGCCGACTACAGCTACAACAGGCTCGAATTATTATTTGATAAATAAAGTTTTATTACTTACAAGATATTTAGTAGCTAACAGCACTAATACTTTAGCCAGCACAAACGAATTGGTTGACAACACCAAAAACTTTTTGGGCCTTGGCGTACAGCCAGGTGATGTTGTTGTTAACTTAACTACTGGTAAAACAACTAATGTTAGATATTTAAACACAATAGCTACTGACACACTAATATTAGAAGATGATATATTTATAAGCTCAGGAGATTCTTATACAATTTTAAGCACTAGACAAGGTGTAAATGAATGTGAAAAAGTAACAAACAAAAAGATTACACAACTAAATATGTCTAACTTAACAAAACCTACAGAATTGTTTCCAGCATATTCACAGAATGGAACAGTAATACAGGTATATCCTGAGAACTTTCAATGGGGTGTAAATGTAATAAATTCTGGAGAGACATCAGCTGGCAGAATCTTGTGTCAGTATATACGATATCCTAAAGACCCTAAGTGGACTTATGCTCAGCTAGTTGGAGGTGAACCATCTTTTAATCAATCAGATGCTTTATACCAGGATTTTGAATTACCCTTAGAAGATGAACCAACATTAGTAAATAAAATATTACAATATGCTGGAATGTCGATTAGAGAAGTTCAAGCAATCCAGTTTGGGCAATCAATGGATATGAGAGAAGAACAAAATCAGAAATAATGGCGTACTTAACAGAATATCAATATTACGAAAACAATGGAAACGCTCCTGAAGATGCTAACTGGGGGTCATATCAATATGTAAGTTTGTATGACATAGTCAACAATTTTATGTTAATGTATGCAGGTAATCATAGCTTAGTCAATAATGAGGAAAGATATAGAGTTTTGTTTCACGCAAAAAGGGCCATACAGGAACTCAACTATGATGCATTTAAAGAGCTAAAGATTTTAGAACTAGATGTGTGTGACACATTAAGATATGTGCTGCCAATAGATTATGTTAATTGGGTAAGAATATCTTTATATAAAGATGGTGTACTCAGGCCACTTACAGAAAACATTCAAACTAATTGGAGTGATGCATATCTTCAAGACCATAATTGCAGAATATTGTTTGACCATGATGGAAACATTTTAAAGCCGTCTACTTCCACGATTGATATGCAAAGGATAGAGGGTACTAAAAAAAGTATTTACCTCAACGAGCAAAGCCCTTACAACAATAGAGAGGGGTATTGT